GTTGCTGTTGCTGTTGTTGCTGTTGTTGCTGTTGTTGCTGTTGTTGCTGTTGTTGCTGTTGTTGCTGTTGTTGCTGTTGTTGCTGTTGTAACTGCTGAAGGAGCTGAAGCTGCTGTTGAGAATTACGATGAACCAAATCTGCGGTTAAATATACTTGCGAATTCATTATTTCCTATATATCTTCTATTTATTTTGTTTATCCATCATGGTAAATACTCGTTTCTTTTTTTTTATATTCAACAGCTTGAATTCACGGATATAATCTTCGAGAGAAATACGTATATCGTGTTCGCGACGAATGCCTTCTTGTAAATCCGGAGATACAAAACTCAAAGGAATTTTCAATATTGACGTCATTTCATCTGGTCGAATTTCAATCAATCCGAAACGTGATGGAACACCCTGAACCACATGAAATGTCTGGATAAAGAAATAACTATCGGTCATTTCATCGCCGAATAATACCATATAACTCTTACCATTTTCGCTTAATAATGTCTGTGACACAAAAACCATCGGTATCTTGAAATATACCGCAAGAATCCACACATCAAAATTCGTAAGAAAGTAGTTTTCGCTTTGAATGATTTGTGCTAATGTAGCTCGGCCTTCATTTATGATGTCGGCATATTGTTTCATACCATATCCATTCAGTATCATCGTCAGTTTCTTTTCTAAACCATTCCTCGCAAGTTTCGTATACTCTGTCACGAGTATATCTTTTAATCCTGCGACCGTCATATTTGCGTATTGGTCTAGATGTTGCGTTCGACAGTTATCACACATGAAATAATTACACTGTCGACAAGCGAAATTGGATTGGTCAATGCCGATATTTGTTTGGCATTTCGCACACACTTCTGGTTCAAGTTCTTGTGTGCCGACGACTCCAGAACTGGTCTTGGTCTTGGCAACACATAAATGACCACTTGGGCATTTTGATGCGGTTTGTGCCATCGAACGCAATATTGTTAGCATGATGTCGAACGAACATTCGTTGCTTTCATTTGAAAACATGAGTTCAAATGTATTCATCTTGGGAAAAAAGGCATTCCTCAATTTAAACGTGATTTTACGCTTTGAAACTTCTTGGCAAAAATCGAGAACATGGTCGATTTCGTTAATACGCAATACATCCGGTGCCATCTCAGCAGGTCCAGCGGCGGCACCTACGGCACCAAATCCGGCTCCGGCTTTTCCGTCTGCCTCTGCTTCTGCCTCTTCCACTTCCTCCACCCTCGCCAACGTTGAAGGTCGAACTTTTGCCGCACGCTTTACACCAGTTTCTAATTCAAAATATCGTTCGACATACTCTTTATGATAGGTTGGGTCATAATGCTGAACACCCCGATTCCCGGCATTACTCGGCGCAACCGTATAAAAATTCGTCTGGTGTATATACGGATTCTCATCGGCTGGTTCCATATTTTCAAAATAATCCTGTGTGATGAAAGTTTCCAATAATATAATTTCATTCTCTCGGAGATTGTATTTTATATCTTGGAATGTCGGATATTTCATCGGTTCGAACATGAACAAACGAACCCGCTCATACCGAATCATTTCGTCCGCCAATTTTCCGAAATAAGCCACTTCATTATCGATATATGCCAACATCAGATTACGCTGAGGTAGTAAAAGCTTACACATTCCGCCCATCTCTTTCAGACAGTAACTCTTTTTCCCGCATGTTTCGTCGTCGCTTGTAATACAGCCAGATACTTCGCCTACCATCTTTAACGTATCTTTACTATACCGAATAAATGAAACATGCTTTGATAGCAGCTTCTTCATGATGGTGATGATTTGCGACAGTTTATTGTTATAGATTACAAACGATGACCCAATTATTGTTTCGATAGTATCCTTGACCGCCTTATTCTCGGGTCGGTTCAACACATTTCGTGCGGTGTTTCGGAATACATTATAAAAATTCGTCTCCAAGCGAATATTGCGAACATATCTCTCGCGCGTCTTATCCGCCATCTTATCGGTCGGAGTAGTTTCTACGACTTCATCCGCCCGAAGATGATTCCCTTCTGTAATCGTAGGTAGGTCATCATTATAGTTCATTTGAGGGTCGTTTTCGACATTCACTTGTAGAAACTGGTTCGTTTCTGTAATAACACCGACGATTAGGCCTTCTTCAACGACTTTTACTCTTGGAAGACAGTAAATTTCTTTTTTCGTCGTTTTCTTTACATGTTGCTGGACTTCTTTCAAGAAATTCACGGTTTCATGATAACTCATTTCCCACAAACTCTCATCATTCATTAAAACGGTCGGGATGCCGGTGCCGGTGCCGGTGCCGGTGCCGCCGTCTTGTTCGAGAGGCGCTGAAACAGCGGTGGGAATGACCCCCTTCAAAAACGTGCGTTTATACGTCTTCTTTGTAACTTGCGACGGGTCAAGTCGTGCCAATTTCTTGATGGTTTGCGAAATGTGTAATCCGATCACCTTACCATTATAATTCATGACTTGTGCGTGAATCGTAAAACCAGCTTCTCTCAGGATTTTCGAAATGGCTGATGCAGGTAGATTCATCTTGTATTTATATTCACGTGGCTGACTTGCGTGTAGGCGACAATATGCGAAATACAAGTCGCGAACCGTCTCTATGATGTGTTTCATTTTTGGGAGGAGTGTTTTACTTTTCAAGGCGAACCGCCCCAATACGTTGAATTCTCCGCTAGATTTGATTTCAAATAAAAAGATGGGTTCATAATAACTATCGCGCTTCATAATAATGATTGTCTTTCGATTGACGTCAAACACTTCGCCTGAATACGCGTTGGTCGGACAAATGACCTGAACATTATTTGTAATGTCATCGTCGGGAATATGAAGGAGTATAATATTGTTGCCGTGCTTGAACAATCTCTTGTTGGGGCGACTTATGATATCCCACAGATATGTATGGTCGATAACTGAGGTGTCATCATCGAGATAAGCGATGAAGTTTTCATACGCATTACATATTCTTGCGAAGGTTTGTTTTGGGAGTGTTCGAGAGATTTCAGCGGTGGAGTATCGTCGCATAATATCGGCTTCACGCATTTCATTCTCCGGATTATAAAATGAATCGACGATTGTTCCATTCTGTAACGTTCTGAAAGTATCTACGTCGAGAGATTGGATAATAAGCGTTCGCATCTCTCGGATTGTCGGAATATATTCGCTGTCGCGAGCCAACGATGGTGCCCACATAATGGGCTGGCTCCCACGTGCTGCGGCTCCGGATGGGCGCGGTGTCATGGCGATCGGTGTTTCTTCATCGGAACCATAGGCCGCTTCTCCCGCCTCTGCCCCACGTGGAGCGAAGACGGATGAATCGGGTGCGGAGGCGGAGGCGGAGGCGGTGGCGGTGGCGGAGGCGGTGGCGGTGGCGGAGGCGGTGGCGGTGGCGGTGGCGGAGGCAGATACCCTTTTCGATAAAACAGAAGCATTTATCTGTATTACCCTTTTCAATATATCGGTTTTTGTTGAATCACCGGATATCATCAGCGGCTGTAAAGCGGATTGTAGGTTGCTTTTATGAGGAGTAGAAGCGGCACTAGATTCACCGACTGACGCTCCGAATGACGCACCAACTGGCACACCAGTCGCGAGTGTAGCCGTTGTTTTTTTAGTGCTTATGCTCTCCTTATAATAATACGCAATCGCAGATACAAATGACTGCCGTTCGTTGGTTTCAACACCACGTCGTATGAGACACGGTGTGTCTTTTTTTATCGCCGCATTTTTTAGACTTACTTGACAGTTACGACTATCTGTGAATAAAAACTTTTGGAGCTGTGTGGGCAAATATCCGAAACGGCCATTTTCAAGAGGAAACTTGTCGGCGCTGAGAATACGGTCATCCTTCATTTCATTTATTTTTACGGGTTCTTCTTGAAATAACATCACGTGAGGAACACGAGGAGTTTCGTCGGCAGCGGCGGCGGCGGCACCGGGAGTTGCTGAAATAGACGGAACTTCATCACTACCACCCGCTCCTGCTGCCGTTGCGTCCTCCGCCGCCGCTGCTGATGCCGCACTTGATGAAACCGCATCTGACTTTCGTGTGGTTAGTTTTACCGCCTCAAATTGCTTCGCTTCACATTCTTGTCGTCTCGCAGTCTGTGCTGGTTTATCCCACTGCGCAAAACAACAAGGAACGCATAATCCTTTCGGATGAGCATCCTTCTTCAAAAATCCCGGATAGTGTTGCTTGTAATTCCCCTTTTCATCCACGTGATATTTGTCATCGGTGAATTCAAATATATTCGCACCTGCTGGTATTTTTTTCGCCTTTTGAGGAATAACTGCTCCATATTTGCCAGACTTCACTTCTTCTTCTGTTAAACTAGTATTGTGTTTTAAACTCCAGTATCGTGGGCATATATAATGATATGGCTTGCTTGCGTCAGAACCATACGTAATACTGTGTGTATATGAACCAGGATGTTCTCGGTCAATACGGGCTTTTTCTTCACTCGTTAATATCACCGGTTGGCGTCTCACATTCCATGGACAACTTCGCGAATATGCGTTGAATTTACCCACATCTTCATTCAAATGGATCACCGGGTCGCGTTCTTGAATTCGTTTCGAAAATGGGTTCGGATTCGCCAATTCCATCCCTGTTATATCCGAAAGGTCTTCTTCTTCTCCTTCGGATTCGGGCTTGTCGGCAGTAGCAGCGGCGGATTTCGGTTTTCCAGCAGCAGCACCTCCGCCGCCTCCTTGTGCGCTGTTCGGTGCACTGTCTCCTGCGTCGTCATCATCATCGTCGTCGTCTTGTAGTAAATCAAATAAATCTACCTCTTCTTCATTTTTAGGTGGTGCTTCTATTTCAAAACCGAAAACTGGTTCAGGAGCTGCCGAGGCCGCAACTGATGCCGCCGCCGATGCCGGCGCGGGTTTTTTTATCACAGGGACAATTTCTGTCATGAGGTCGATTGGTTCTTCTTTGTCACTGCTCACGATATCACCAACGGGTTGAGGTCTTGATTCCATGGCAAATCTCTCAGCAGTCGTCGATGGTTCGGTGGGTTCATTCGACTGCGAAGGATCGAGTGATTGAAGAGGCGCCGACGGCATTCTTGCGGGGGCAGCAGCAGCATTCGCACACAACTCCGATATTTTTTCATACGAAATATTCGTGGTGCTCGGGTTTTGATAAATACGAATAATCGAATCAATATACGCATGTAACGGTGTTAAATATAGTATATTATTGATATTTGTAATCTCGATTGTAATGATGCTATTGAACGCACCCTTCGTGATTTTGGTGAGAAACCCGGGATTGTTTTTGATACGAATCGCACCTCCACGAAACCGAGCCATTTGTTGGGTTTGAACAGAGGATAAAAACGCGGCCAGCTTAGTTCTCGCTTCTTGCTCATTCACGCCATAATTATCTCTCAACCCTTCTATAATATCTCTGTCACTTTGCCGCTTGTTCATCATTTCGATGATATACGCATCCTGACTAGACATATCGTTATAGTTACTAACACGTTTATAACGGAGCACGATACCTTTCTTTAAACTACCTTCCACTTCATTAAACGCACTTGAAATACACTTAATCATCTGTTTTATTTCGATATTTCGTGTGATGGGCAGTTGCGCGAAATGTTCCAAGTTAATTATTTCGATTTGTGGATGATAGAGTCGAGAGAATAGATTCATCTCAAACCCGCCCTGCTCAACATGTTCCTTGATTACACGCAGAACCGGATTTACTGTGGCAATAATAATTTGTTCGATTTCGGTTGTTGTGAATGAATACTTGGCGAATAATTTTACATAGATGGACCCTTTGGGATAAAACTCACATAGAACCGGAATTTGTAAATGCGTTGCTTTATGGTCTGGTATATCCGGGTTCGAATAAACATAGTTGATATAGATACTTACACTTTTTTTGCGTGATGTGGTTTTAATCAACCGAAAAATATCGCCTTTTGGAAGGTACGGTATTTTACGCCTGCTTCGACTAATGCCAGATATAAACAACTTGTAGATATTATCACGTTTCTTTCCTGGATTATGCTTGATATACGGAATGGACTCAGAGCAGTGGATGAGTTTAAAAATGGCGTCGAGAGATTGATTGTAAGATGTTTCAGGATGTATCATGAATTCGACGCCCCGAATCCCATTATCGATGTAGTTGTGTTCGACAGTGCGTCCCTCGTAAATGTCATACAGAAGCTTGATATTGGCGGTCTGGCGCATGAATTTCTCGTTGAGGATTCTCTTGTCCGCGTCAAATAACTTCTCTCGATGAAACATGAGTGTATCGTGTGAATGAATGGTGGTTAAGTCGGTCTCTCCGGCAGCTTCCGCCGAACCTTTTTCGAGAGATGTTCGTGGTGTATTATCATGGAATGAGGAGAGATACGGATAGTATAATGAGACGATGTAAGACTCGTAGATTGGTTTTCCGAATGCGGCACCCACGCTACCCCGTGCCTCTTGCGCACCCAACTGGCTTTTCTTTGCGTTGTTGAGCGCATCTTCCGCTGAAACCATGTAGATTGCGTTGTCGATAAAAATTCCATAGTCAATCAAGACCATTTTATTCGTTGTATTTACAAGCTCACTCGCGTGTATTTCTAAAAACGAATCGGCATGTTCGGCGTCAAACGGATTCGCAGGATAAGGATAGTCATAAGCATCGCCTATATTCATACTCTGGCCTAATGCGATATTTACAATACGCGGGATATCTTCTAGCCTGAGATTGGCGATATTCGTATAACTATATCGCCCTTCCACCGGAGCACCAAGCTCTGCGCCTTTTGTAAGGTTATCTATGTTCAATAAATAATTCTGGACTCGTATTGGAGTGAGTTCGAGTTTTCCATTTGATGTAATTTGGTCGTAGGCCATCTGAGTCGTAATCTGCTTTGCCTGCTTACAAAAGAAATACAGCTCTGCGTAGGAGAGGGCGACTTTGTCACGCGTCAGATAGAGAAACTTCTTTTTAATGGTTTCGATGGAGTCATCCGGGTAAATTCTCTCGGGAAGAAAGACGACCTTTACATCATTTTGACGAATGACCGACAACTCGTA